TCGGGCGACAGCTCCAGCGCGGCGACCTCGGGCTACAGATCCAGCGCGGCGACCTCGGGCTACAGATCCAGCGCGGCGACCTCGGGCGACAGATCCAGCGCGGCGACCTCGGGCGACAGATCCAGCGCGGCGACCTCGGGCGACAGATCCAGCGCGGCGACCTCGGGCTACAGCTCCAGCGCGGCGACCTCGGGCTACAGATCCCCGGCGGCCGCAGCCGGCGAATACGTCACCATTGAAACCTCCGGAGCCGGCTCCATTGCCTCCGCTTGTGCCGATCGCCTAACCTGGAAAGTCCACCCCGGCTCCGTCCTGATCGTCCGCTGGAAAGAAGGCGACAACTATCCATTCGCCGTCTTCAAAGCCGACGACCTTTCCCTTCCCGACGGCGCCCTGGTCAAAATCCAATTCGGCAAAATCGTCACCGATTTCTCCGACTGAACAACGTGCTCCACCCCCAAAAAAGTTAGAAGACTGTCAGAAGAATTCCCCCACCCCTCAAAACCCCAACAAAACATGGTGCGCGCTGCAGGGCTTGAACCTGTAGCGCACTCGATCTTCCGAATCTCCAGATCAGCCCGTCACCATTGATTCCATTGAGCGCGGCCGCACTTTTTCCAGATTTCCAAAATCGGCCGTTTGTCCGCCATTGACCGCCACAGACCGCCTCCGGAGTTAGAAAAAGTTAGAAGGATTGCGCCGGGAACAATTGTTCCCAAAATTCAGCCTGGCTCCCCGGCTTCGTGCCAATTCGTGAGCTTCGTGTCTCCGTCTTCTTCCGGCCGCGCGCTCTCCTGATGACCTTGGCGATCCGATAACCCCCAGGCCCAACGATATCCACTTCCGGCACCCACGCGCCCGAGTCAGCCGCAAATCGGCAAAGCTCCAGGAACTCGCGCCCGCTCAGAACCTCCCACTCCTCGGGCCTGCCTCTCACCCCGCACTTCCCCTCCTCACACAAGCGGCTTGAACTTGCGGATCGCCATCTCCTTCTGCCACTTCTCGAAGCTCGCCGGCTCCGCCAGCCTGAATCCGCTCTGATCAAACTTCATCTGGCCCGAAACCTCGATCATCACCACGTCCTCGATCTGCACGATATCGCCGACCACCAGCGTCTCCACGTCGCATTCCCGATTCTCCTTCAGCCATTTGGCAAGCTGCTTTTTCGCCGCATCAGCCGCCTTGCCATACTCCGCCAACCGATGGTTGTTATCCCGCAGCGCCATTGCGATGCTTCGAAGCATCCGCATGTCCTCTCCCTCCACCCTGAATGTTTTCATCTCCTCCCCTTTCCCTGCCCGCGCCTCCTTTTGCCCGTCTATATCAGCTCCCGCTCTTTGCCTCAAGGCGGATTCGCCGGTCCGCCGCCGGCCGGGAAGAAGTCATCGCCACCGCCGCCACCCGAATCCGTCGCTGAATAGGCATACGTATCACGGCCCAGGAAACTCTGCGTCAGTCCCGCCTTCGTCGCGTAGTACCAGATAGTTTTCTTGCCCGTTCCCCAGTTCACCACGAACGGAGTCGCGTACAACGACCAGCCATTTCCCGGCGCATTTTGTGCCGGCGCGGACGCCAGATATTCGTGCACCTGATAATAGATCGTCGCCCCCGGCGTCGCGCAGCTCAGCGTCAGCTTCGCTCCTTGCCATGATTTCGTTGCGCCCGCCGGCGTCACCACCGGCATGATCACTTGCGACCCCGACCCGATGCAAATCGTTGCGATCGCCAAACCCTCCCCGCCCGGGCCGGCCTCGAAAATTCCCGCTCCATCCGTCCCATAAATCCCGAATCCTTCCGTCCCCAGGATGAAATGCCCAACCAAACTCACCGGCACCGTCAGCGGGAACTCGATCACCCGGTTGCTCGAATCCTTCACCACCAAAATGATCGACCAGCATCCATCCGAGGTCAGGCTCCCCGTCGTCGCCTTCAGCGCCACGCCGCTGGCCACGAAGCTCTGCGCCCAAAGCGTCAGCTCCACGCTTCCCAGCCGCCCCACCAGCCGCGCCTCCACCAGCGCTCCGTTCGGCGCGCTGATCTCGAACCCAAACCGGAAAATGTCCGTCTTCGAAAACAGCGTTTCGAAATTCGTGATATCCGTCCACACGCCGGCCACCGACACCTGCGGCAGCTCCCAGTTCACCGTCGGCGCATACGGATCCCCAAACGTAAAATCGATATCCGGGCACAAATCCGGATTGCTCAGGTCCGCCTCCCCATTCTTCGTGAACGCCTGCAGGCGGAACGTCGCCGGTCCTCCGGTCTGCGCGTACTGCGCAAATTTCGCGTGCGAATAGCTCACCAGGTCCTCCCGGAAAACAATCCACGCTCCATCCCCGCTCACAAAAGCCTTCCGCGTCGTCGCATACCTTCCCCGGCGCACCTTCACCTTGTACACGCCCGACTCCAGCGTGATCTGCTTTACCGTCGCCACCTCGAACTGCGTCGTGTCCGCCGCGCTGAACAGCCAAATCAACAACGCGTTATCGTTGATCGCGTCCGCCGTCTGCGTCGCCCCAATCCTCTCCAGGTCCGGCGCCACCGTTTCCTCGTTCAGCTCGATCTCCAAGTCCCCGCTGTCGTCATCCGGCATCACGTTCACATTCCCGGCCGTGTCCGCCGTCGTCCCCTCGTCCGCCCCCGCGTTCACATAGCTGAAATGGTCCGCATCGATCACCGTGATGCTCGTGTCATCCACGTTGTACTCAACCGCGCCCAGGCCCGTGACCTTCACGTGAAACCCCGTCAAATACCCATGCGCCACCACCTTCAACGTCGCCACGCCCGCGCTCCGCCCGCGCTCCGCCGTCTCACCATCCACCGGCACCCCGTAATCGGCCGCCAGCGTTCCCGTCACCGACCAGCCCCGCTGCTCGCCCAGCTCATAAAACGATTCCGCGTCATCCACCTTCAGCCACGGCCGCAACCCGAGGCTCAGCGGATTCGTTCGCGCCGCCAGCACCATCAGCTCGAAATCCTTCCCCGTCGCCAGCGGACGCGCCAGCGTCGGCGGCGGCTGCACGAATTGAAACAGCGTCACCGCTTCCGCCGGCGCCAGCGTCGTTCCGCCCCTCGAGCTCACCGTCGGCTGATACGGTATCGGCGCAATCCCCTGCTCGCTCTCGAACCGCAGCGTCACGTGCCCCACCGGCGGCATCGCATACGTCTTCTCCACGCACCGGCACACCACCGAGAACTCCAGCGCATCATGCGTCAGCTCGAACAAATCCCCCGGCCGGATGCTCGCCGCCTTCTCCGCCCGCACCACCAGGTTGCCGCTGATCGACGGCTGCGCGTAAATCTTTGCCCATTCCCCCGCGTATTCGCTCGCCTGGCCCTCCCGCGTTATCCACGGCCGGTCCACCGTCGTCCGCCGCGGCTCCCCCACGATCTGCCGGTTGTAACTCGATATCGCCATCTGCCCGGCGTCCTTCCACGCCCGGCCCCGATCGGCAAACTTGCACACCACCTCGTTGAACGTCTCCGACCAGCTCGGCGCCTCCCATTCCACTTCCTCAACCAAATCGTTGTAATCGATCGTCGTCGCTGCCGTGAAACTCGGCGGCGCTTCATTGTGCAAAAATCTCCCCGCCTCGATCTTCGCCCCGGCCGCAAACCGCAGCCACCCGTCGTAATACGCCAGCAGCACCCCGAAAAAGCTCCGCGCAGAATTCTGCTGATCCAGCAACATCGAGAAGTAAGTCCGGCCGCTCGCGGCCGCGAGCTCGTCCGCCGTAGCCTGCCATGAAGTCCCATCCAACCGCGCGCCGGCCAGGCCCATGCCAAAAACCGGATCCACCAACAGCGCCGCCGCCCCGGCCAGCGGATTCGCCTGCCCATCCGCGTCCACGTCGGCCGAGTCCCCTGTGATCAAGCTCTGCGCCGGATTTCGTCCGCCCACGATCTGGATGTTCGGCGCCCCCTGCCTCTCCGTGCCGAAAAGAAAATTCTCCAGCTCGAGCAATGCCTGGCGCCGGTACGGCGGATGCCCGTTCTTCAGAAGAAACGAGCCCGACCTCAGCTCCTGGTCCACCGTGCCCCAATAAAAATACGCCTGCCCATAAGCCACAATGGAGTCCGCCACCGTGAAAGCGTAAGGGTTCGCCTCGTCCGCGCGCAGCACCCGGTGCACCGTCCAATAAGTCGGATTCGGCGGCGCCGTGCTCGGCAATCCGTCATGCGTCAGCACGCACCGCCAGATCGCCCCCAAATATCTCACCACCGACCCCGACGTATAATGCACCACCTTCGTCACCGTCCCGAACCCGACCGAATGCGGCGCCACCACCGGCGTCAGATTCGCGTTCCGGTACGCGATCGTCGTCCCCGAATTGCTCACATGCGACACCTTCGTCTTCGTCGCGCAATTGAAAGTGTCATACGGCGCCGGGATCCCGCTCGCCACGAAATAATCCCCATCCACCAGCCCGGCCTGCGCCGCCATCGTGATCCGCGACGCCCCGCTCCCCCGCCGCTCCACCCCCACGACCGGCACCTCGATGATATCGTCCGCCCAGCCCTGGTCCGTCGGCCAAACCGTTTTCCCGTCGATGATCATCGACGACAGCCAATCGTACGGCCCGGCCCCGATCACTCCGGCAATCGATCCGAAGTAATTCTGTGCCCCGCCGCTCCTCCCCTTCACGCTCATCTCCGGATTCTTTTGGCTCCGCCTCTGCCTCCGCCTCCGCCTCTTCTTATCCGCTATCCGCTATTGTCGATCGGCTATTCCGACTCACATCCGTGCCCATCCGTGTCATCCGTGGTTAATTATTTTTTGCCTCTAGTGGGCACATTCTTCGTGAACTGATCATAAACCGGCGAAATCCACTCCACCGCCACCGCCCGCTCCCCGGACATCCACGGCACGCACTTCACCTCCTGGTTACTCGCCAGCTCGCTCTCATCCAGGTTCGCCGGATCCGGCTCCTCCTGTTTAACTGGTGGCTGCCCCCCCTTCATTCAATTCACTTCTTCCTCTTCCTCCGCCTCTGCCTCTTCCCCTCAACTCTCAACTATCCACTATCAACTTTTTCCCGACAGGCCTCCACACCCTCTGCAGCCGGCTGCTCCACGTCGCATCACTCAAACTGCTCACCACCGTCCCCACGTGCTCCATCGCATGGATAAATTCCACACTCCGCTCTCCGTAGCCCGGGCTCGGAACGCAAATTCCCAAATGATGCACCACCCGGCCCAACCTGAACCCCATCAAATCCCCCGCGCGCAGCCAGCAGACATCAATCGCCACAAAATCCTTCACGCCCTCCATGAACCGTTCCACCAGGCTCACCCGGCTGAACTTCGAATGCGCCATTGCGACGTCCGGCACCTCCGCCGTCGGCGCCCCGCACTCCCGGTAAATCGCCGCCACCAGCTTCTGGCAGCTCACGCCCTTGCCCTTGCAATTCCCATTCGCAAAAAACGGCGTCCCCACCCAGTTCCTCGCCGCCTCCCGCAACTTCGCCACCCTCTCCTCCCCATCAAACCAACTCTCAATCATCTCCCCATTCCCCCTCTTCCTCCGCCTCTGCCTCTGCCTCCCCAATTCGCTATCCGCTATTGGCTATTTCCCCCGCTTCGTCCCTCGCACCTCTCCCCTCGTCCCTCTATTCGTACCTCAACCGATAAAACCCCATCGTCCCCTCCACCCTCGCCCAAAAACTCGTCGCCCCCACATGCTTCACCCTCACCTCTTCCCAATTCACGCAATCCTTCGATCTCCGGACATACACACCCCGGCTCGTCGCCGCCCACCACACCTCCACAACCGGCCCCACAATCGCCGTAAATTGCGCCTGCGGGCTCTCCGCCGGCACAACCCAATTCGTCCCCCCAAAATTCGTGAAATAAGCCGGATTCCCCGCCGCCGGCTCGATCGCAATCCCCGCATTCGTCACCTCGAGGCAATGCAACCTGATATGCACCTGGTCATCCTGCACCGCCGGCCTGGTCACCAGCATCACGCCAATCACCCCCGCCGTCGCCACCGCCCCAATCGCCGCTACCCCCTTATCCATCTTCCCTCTTCCTCCGCCTCCGCCTCTTCCATCTGCTATCCGCTATCCGCTATCCGCCTTTGCGCCCTTCGCGCCCTTTGCGTGAGGCCTCGCCCCTCTCCCCTCTCCCCTCCCCTCACCAATCCTGCTCCCCATAAAACCCGTACAGCTTCCACGCATTCCTCTGCGTCGCCAGCGTCGTCATCACCGCCACCGGCATCAGCGCCGTCAGCGGCAAATGCGATGAATTCGTCGCCACCGCCACTCCGTTGATATACGCAATCGGATTGCCCCCCGTCAGCTCCACCGTCAGCGCCACGTTCGAATTATTCCCCGCCACACCCGTGTCCGTCGCCGTCAAAGCGCTCCCGTCACTGGTGATAAAAAACCAGTTCGCCGAATTCGTCGAAAACTTGAAAATCGCCGCATTCCAACCGCTCGGAGTTTCCGAGTCGTAAAAGAAAGTCTGCCCCAGGCTGCTCAATCCCACCCAGAACCGCACGCTCGCCGCATTCGTCATCGCGATCCGCCACGTGAACACTCCCGGCTTCGACTTCGGCACCTCCGCGTCACTATGGAACGGCTGAAAATAGCACTCTCCCACATTGATCGTCGTCGCCGACGTCGTCAAAAGGTGATACCCATGCGCCGTCGCGGACGCGGCCACCTCGCTCTGCAGGCCTCCGAACGCCGGCTCCCATCCAAAATCCTGCCCCGTCGTATCGCCGGAACTATTCCCGTACTGCGACGCCATGATCCGCCTCCCCGCCCACCTCGACAAAAGCGGACTCCCGCTCACCACCGTCACATTCGTTTCCGGTACCGTAAACGCCGGCAAATCCGCCGACACCAGGCTCCGGAACGTCGGCGTCGCAGTCGAGCCACTCGTCGGCCCCGCCAAAACCGTATTCGCCGTCTGCTTCAACAGCCCCGGCACCAACGTCCCCGAGCTCGTCACCGGCGACCCCGGCACCGTATTGCTGAAAATAACCCCGTCCCCCGTCTGCCCCACGCTCGTCACCGTCCCGCCGCTCGCCCCCGCCACCGCCGACCAGGTCCAATCCCCGCGCAAATACGTCGAGCTGCTCGCTGCCAACCCCGAAGCGATATCACTCACATCAATCGGCCGGAACATCGCCGGCGCCGCCGCCGCGTTATTGCTTGGCCCCGCCAGGAACAAATTCGAGCTCGTCACCTGGTGCGTCGAGTTTGACGCGATAGTCGTCGCCATCGTGCTCACCTGGTTCGTCATCTGGCCCCACGAGATGTTGTAATTCGTCACCCCGACATCCTCGACCACGAACAACATATTGCTCGCCAGCGTGCTCCGGTTCGGAAACTCGCTAATCCGATGCCCCGTCGTCGCCCCCCAGGCCTGCGCGCCCACCAACAACCCGATCGTTACCCCCAAAATTCTGCTCTTCATCTTCTCCCCTTTGCTATTTGCTATTCCTGCTCTGCCTCTTCCTCTTCCTCGGTCCGAATTCGTGCCAATTCGTGTAATTCGTGTCTCTCTTTGCGCCCTTCGCGTCCTTTGCGTCAGGCCTCGTCCCTCGCCCCTCTCCCCTCGTCCCTCACTTCTTCCCTCCCCCAGCACTTTGATTCTTTTTCACCAAACTCGGGTTCGCATACGGCAAAAACGGATGCCCCAAAAAATTGTCCCCATTCCCGAACTTCGCGATGCAATCCTCCTGGTACCGCCCTTTGCACCCCGGATAAATCACCACGTCATCCCCGATCTCCGGATACGGCCGCGGATCACGATCCAGCGTCACCGTCAAAACTCCCGACACCGGCGCCGTGCTCAACAATATCGGCCGGCTCTGCCAGCTCGCCCCGCTCCCAAACTCCACCCAGCCTCCCCCAAAATAATTCTCGTCCACCGCATCCGCAGTGATCGCCGCCGCCGCCGCCGTCCCATCCCCAGCCAGGTCCTCGATCACGAATTCAAACGGAAATCCCGCACTTCCCGGATCCTGAACGCTCCCCGTGAACTTCCACTTACTCTGCAGCGTGACATCGTCCGGCCCGCGGCACCCGACGTCGAACAGCGAATTATTGCACCCGCGCTGAAACAAAACTCGCGGCAGCATCCGATCGAACATACTCCCGCCGCTCACCGCCTTGCCCGAGATCACCTGGCCCTTCACCGACGCCTTCACCACCTCGCCCGTAAAAATCACCTCATCATTACTCGCCGTGTCGCTGTCGTCCCCCGTCACCTCCGCCTGCCGGATAGTCAGATAAAGCGGCGCCTCCAGCCGCATACACGCCAGCTTCCAAAGTCCGCTCTCCTCACTCATCCCCTTCTTCCTCTGCCTCCGCCTCTGCCTCCGCCTCTGCGCTCTTCGCGCCTTCGCATCCTTTGCTATGGGCTATTCGCTATCGGCTATTCCCTCGTCCCTCGCACTTCCCTCCTCACACCTCCACTCTCCTCATCCTCACCTCCACCTCATCCTTATCCAGCATGATCCCCTGCTTGATCTCCGTATGCTCGATCCTCTCGCTCTTGCACATATCCGCCCCCAGCATCAGGTCCCGCTCGTAACTCGTGTACCGCTCCACAAACTCCGTCCCCGCCAGCGTCATCCGAAACTCATAAATATACGCGCGCGCCGGCAGCAGCCCCAGCGTCGTCCCCAGCGTCTCATCACCCGCCGGCGTGTACTCGGGCGGCACCTCCCGCACCGAAAGCGAGCACGTCATCAACTCCGGCTCCGACCAATCCAACTCCAGCCGCGTCTTTTCGAACCGCGCCAGCACCAACTGCGTCAGAAGTACTTCCGCCGCCGCAAACTCCCCCACCGCCGCATCAATCTCCAGGCTGTCATCAGTCTTGCTCAGCACCCGCGCCGTCGCCCTCACCCCCTCGGGCCCCATCAACGCCAGCCAATCCCCGACCTCGATCCCCGTCGTGTCCAACACCTCCAGCGTCGTATCCGTCGCCCCAACGTCGGCCGTCAGCTCCGTCGCCGCGTTCCACGCCGGCGCCCAAAAAACCTTCCCCGCCCCATGCTCCAGGAAGAACCTCAGCAAATCCGATATCGCCCCGCCGTCCAGACCCGCATGCGCCATCTCCAACCCGCGCGCATTCGCCTGCGCATAAACCGTCTCCACCGGCTCCCGCGTAAACCCAATCTGCTCCCGGACAATCGACACCGTAAAACTCGTCCGCGGCCCGTCAAAATTCACTTCAAATGGAAAAACGTCCGGCCCGACCGCCCACGCATTGCTCGGCTTCGGCCCCGCCTTCCACGTCACCGCCCCCGCCTCGAGTATCGCCCCGCCGTCCGTTCCCAGGATCGCATCCCGGTCTGTCCCCAGGATCGCCAGTATCACCGGCCGCAGCGCCCACTTCGACGGCCCGGCCTCCACGAACTCCACCGACAACAACGCCGTCGTCCCGTCCGCCCACTCCAGCTCCCGCTTCTCCAACCGCCCCCAAAGCAACGGCGCCACCAAATCTCCCGCCGCCGGCCAGCTCGGCTCGCCATTCTCAACAATCCCATCCTCCGCGACATCAACCTCAAAAATCTCCCACTGACTCCAATCCTCCTTGAAAACCACATTCAACCGGCTCGCAATCCGACGTCCGGCCCGGTCCGCCCACGTCGTCACGCCCGGCCAAAACGGCATCGCCACCGGCTGCACCTGGTAATTCCGGAGCCCCTCATACGCCGACCACGCCTGCATCGTCTCCAGCAGCGACGAATACCGGAAACTCGAAATCCTCAACTCCTTCGCGTACGCCCGCCGGCTCTCCCGATTACTAAGCCCCGCCACCAGGTCCGCCACCAAATCAAACTCCGCCGACACCCTCCCCTTCCAATCCGGCACCTCATCAATCAGGTAAATATCGAACCCGCTATAAGTGGCTGCTATCACTCTTCCTCTTCCTCCGCCTCTTCCTATTCCGCGTATTCCGTGTATTCCGCGGTTCAAATCTTCTCTGCGGTTAATCCGTTCTTCACGCTTCAACGGTTTAACGATTCAACGATTCAACGCACTCCGCTCGCCCCTCGCACTTCTCCCCTCTCACCTCACCGGATCCGATGCGCATTCCTCCTCACCGTATCGATCACCCACTGCTCGCCATGACTCTGCCGCGTCCAATTCGGCAACTGACTCTCCGTCGTCAACACCGCAAAATGCTGGTGTATCTCTCCTCCACCGCCTGGCCCGTTCCCGCCGCCGCCGCTCGAGCCGCCCCTCGACGCCAAAAACCCATCCATCGCATGATTCGGCACGATCATCCCCGGCCGATCCGGCACAAACAACTCCGGCCCGCGCTCACCCACCAGCGCCACCTGCCCAACCGGTGGACGTCCGCCCTCCGCAAATGCCATAGCCGCAAGGCCCATCGCCATGATCGCCGCAAACGCCGCCACCGCCAAAATCGGCCCCACATAAGGAACGTCCGCCACCGCATCCGCCGCCTTTGTCGCCGCCTTCCACAACGTCTGCAATCCCTCCTTCACGTTTGCCGCGCCGCGCTCCGCCGAGTTGATCCTCGTCACCGACGTCATCCCGGTTTCCGTCAACGTATGAATCAGCAGCATCACCGTGTGCTGCCAAATCCACTTCGCGATAAACATCACCATGTTCGTGATCATCCCGGACACCATCTGCGCAAACGCATTCGCCACGCTCTTGAAAATGGAAGTGCTAATCGTCCGCAGCGCCGTCCCCCACCGCATCGTCCCCGTGATGAGCCCTTCGATCCCCCTATGCAGCCCCGAATACAGCCCCTCGAACGGCGCCACCACCGTCCGCGCGATATTCTGCGCCACCGTCCCCATCCGATTCCCCAGCGCCGCAAAATCCGCCATCATATTCTGGCTCACACTCCTCGGGTCCGGCCCACGCTTCGCTCTTTCCTCCGGCGTCAACAGCGGCGCCTCCGCCGAAAACTTCTGCGCATCCGTCATCCGGAAATCAGACTTAATCTCCGACAACCGCTCGTGCCGTTCCTTTTCAAAAAGCGCAAACCGCTCCTTATCCACCGTCAGCAGCTCCTTGCGCGTCTTCAGATCGATATCGGCAAATTCCTTCTGCGTAATCGCTCCCTGCTCGAGCGCTTCGCCGGCGTTGACCCGCTCCTGCATGATCTTCGCTTCCTCAGTCTCGAGCTGGTTCAAATTCAGCCGCAACGTCGTCTCCCGGTCCAGCCGGCCATTGGCGATCTCTCCCAGCGTCTCCTCGAGGCCGATATTGCGCCGCATATACTGCTCCCGCGCGGCCAGCATCGTCGGCAGAGCGTTCTTTCCGATCTCCAACTGCGCCCTCTGCCGTTCCACCTCCAGCATCTGGTTCGCAATCTTCAGCTCCTCCGGCGTCCACTCCTTGCCCCTCGCCTCCGGCACATTGCTCTTCGTCATCTCCCGCGCCATCGGCACCAAAAGCCGGTCCGCCAGCTCCGGATACTGCATCGCCACGTCCACCCGCTTGCTCAGCCGTTGCGCCTGCTCCGCCGTAAGCTGTCCATTCTCCTTCCGCAGCGCGATCTCAGTGCGGAGGCTTTGCGCCAGCGCTTCATTCTGCTGCGCCAGGTTCTTCGCCGACTGCGCCTCGATCGCAAAACTCCGGAACATCTTCCACGCCTCAACCCCGGCCAGCACCACGGCCGTCAACGACGCCACGCCCACCGTCAGCGCCGCAATCGGCCCGTACATCGCCGCGATCGCCGCCGGAATGAACTCCAGCGCAGCCGCAAAATCCCTCAGCGACCGAATTGGCCCCACTAGGTTAGTCAGTCCGAGGATCATCGGCAGAAATTGCGCCGCCCCCGCAATCACCACCGGCGCCAGCTTAATCGCCGCAAACGACGCCAGCGCGATCCCGGCCGCCTCAATCCCAACCCGAAACGCCTCGCTCTGCTTGCTCCAATCCCGAAACGCGACGATCCCATCAATCATCTTCCCGATCACCTTCGTCAGCGCCGGCAACAAATTCAGCAGCATCGTCCCCGCAAGGCTCTCCGACGCCAGCTTCAGGTCTTTCACCGCCGTATGAAACTGCTCCGCCGTCACCGACGCCCCGGCCGTCACACCCGACAAGATCTCCCCCCGCTCAAACTTCTTGCTCAGCTCGCCCGGCCCCAGGTTCAGCAGCGGAATAAAATCCAACCCGGCCCTTCCAAAAAGTTCCACCGCCCGCGTCGCCTTCGCCGCTCCATTCGGTATCTTTTCAAAAAGCGCCGCCTGCTCCAGCAACGCCGTCCTCAAATCCTTCCCGCCCTGGCCCGACTTAATCAGCCACTCCGAAAACGTCTTCAGCCCCCGCGTCAGACTCTCAACCGAAACATTCGACCGCTCCGCCGCATACGCCAGCCCCGCCACCTGCTCCACCGAAAGCCCGGTCTTCTCCGACAACTTCCCCATCCGCTCCGCCAGCTCCAGGAATTGCTCCCCCAACGCCGCGAATCCACCGACCGACAACAACCCGCCGGCAGCCGGCACCAGCGCCCCAATGATCCCCTGGAACTGCTGTACAAACCCGGAAATCTTCAGCAGCGCCTGGCTAGGATCCGCATCCAGCTTGATCGTGAATGTTGTACCTTCTGCCACTTAATTACTCCTTGCCTGTCCTCCGTAGTGCTTTTGACGAAGGAGGATAAATGTCGTCCCCTCAGCCATCTATCTGCCTCTGTCTCTTCCTCTGCCTCTTCCCTTTTCTATCCGCTATCCGATATCCGCTATTCTCGCCTCGCCGAAGAGTCATGGGAACGTTGTCAGGGTGTACGTCGGCCTGGCCAGCAGGAATGAGCCGGCGGCCGCGATATTGGTGGCCACATAAGTCGGTCCCCCGCTTATAGCTGTTCCGCTGAGGTTGTTCGTCAAATTGCAGAGAACCCAATTAGTGACTCCGGTGCTGCTCGCGGGGATGCTGTTCGTAGGAATCCAGTTGATCTGCGGCAAGGTAAGACCGTTGGTTGCCGTGACATTCGACTTGAAAATACCATTAGTATGAAAGATTAAGGTTCCTGAAACACCTGGGAGTATTTTGGTGTTTAACGATTGATAAACGTCGCCGCCGCCGCCGTTGTTGTCAGAAAATCCAAGGCCTACAGATGCGTCGTGTCCAAGCCTTAATCCTCCGCTATCGAGTCCCATATTCCTTCCGCTCACCGTCCTGGCCGCCATGTGAGCGTAACTATCGTACGACTCTATGTTGTTTCCCCAGAACGCAAATCCAAGATCCGCCTGCACCCATCCCTTCTGCGCCAGATTGATATTCACTCCGTGGTTTGCCGCGTCCGTATTTGTGGCCAGAAGGCTCTGAGCCGTGGCCGCTCCTGTTATATTGGCTGTCGTCGCCTGGATGTTTGCGATGTTCGTCACGTTTCCGCTCCCGTCCACCGTTTCAAGTATCTGCCCGTACTCAGTCCTGAGCGTAATTAGACCGTCCTGGATCTGCCATGGCTGGGACATCGAGTTCCAACCCATCCACGACTTGGGCGGTTTGCTCATCGCCGCGTAGAAGGCGAACGCCAGAACGTTCACCCCTTTTGGCACGGTCTGGTGGATCTGGTCGGAGTACAGCGTCGTGTCCGACGTGTTGGGCAGCAGCCGGCTCGAATCAATGAAGTAATCCAGATTCGTGTCCAGGCTCAGCAGGTAATTGGCGCAGATTCTGTTCGAGGAGCTCAAACCAAAATTGGAGTGAGGTGTTATCGCCCACATCGCCACTTTGAAGCCATTCGGCCGCGCGCAATTCGTCACATAGTAAAGCGCATTCGAGTAAAACGTCGGGCCGTCCATCGTCGCGATGTCGTTTGCACCTATCAGGAGTGAAACGAGGTTGTTGGTCCCAGCCCCCAATTTTCTAGGCAGAACGCTATTGGTGAATCTGCCAATGGCGTCAGTTATTCCGGTTCCAGATACCGCGGCATTTGTGGCGGATGGAATTGTGTATCCCAGGCTGATCAAATAGTTCGTGAAAATGCTCGGCCAGTTTCCGCTTGATGTCAGCGAGTCCCCTTCAAAAACCAGTCCGGTATTGTTCCAATTGAGATTCGTAACCGAGTTAGGAGGCAGCCTGTTAATAGGCACCGTCCCGCTCCCCAGTGACGAGGCGTTGAGGTTCGTAACTCCTGAACCATTTCCGTTCAGCACGCCGGCTCCCAAATCAAAGTAGTAATTGCCGCCGCCGGTAATCCCGGTGGCAAAATCCATTTCAGCGTCAGCCGCCGTGATAGACTGCTGCTTATCGTTCGCACCATCATACAGCTTGAGAATTCCGGTGGTGGTCGTGCTCTGGTTACCGATGGTCAGCACCGCCCGTCCATTCCCATTTGTGCTCTGGATGGTCCCGCCCGCAAAATTTGTCAGTGCGGTCGCATTATTCGTCCTCAGCGCCTGCAGCGCCGCCGGCAGATCCCCCGTCTGAAACGTCACCGCCCCCGACCGCGTATTAAAACTCGTCACCCCGCCCCCGCCCGGGCTCGGCCCCGGCTGTCCCCTCACCACCCCGACGCCAATCAGCAACCCCGCCACCATCAAAATCCAAATCTTCATGCCCTGCTTTCTCCGTGCCTCTGTGCCTCTGTGCCTCTGTGGTTAAAATTCCCTCTCTGCGTTCTCTGCGGTTAATCCCTTCCTACGAATTTCAGCTTTCAGGTTTCAACCCTCAGCCCTTCACAGATACACAATCCTGTAAACCGCGCTAGCCATCGCGCTCTTCACGCTCCAATCCGCCAAATCCAGCACATCCTGCCTCCCGGCCTGGCCCTCGATCACGTACCACTGTCCCGCCGCCACCAGATACGCCGTCGCCACATTCGTCGGCCCGATCCGAATTCCGGCCGAATTATTTTCATCCGCAAAAAAAATCGCCTTCCGTGTCGGCGTAGTCGCCGCCACCATCGCCGTCACCGTCCCCGGCGTCCCATGCGTATTCAAATCCGCCGTCTGCTTATACTTCATAAAAATTCCTCCTCTGCCTCCTCCTCTGCCTCTTCCTCTTCTCTGGGTTCTCTCCGTTTGCTCCTGTTCAAAATCCTCTTCGTTCCTTCTCTGCGTTCTTTGCGTTCTCTGCGGTTAAACTCTTCTTCTCCGTGCCTCCGTGCCTCTTCAGGTTTCAGGTCTCAGCCCCCAGCCCTTTCCTACGGCCCAATCCCCATCACCACCCCATTCGTTATCAAAAGCGTCCCCACCCCGCTCACCACCACATTCGTCGTCACCCCCGCCGGCGTGATCGTCACCCGCTCAAAAGCCCCGCCCGCCACATTCGTCACCACCGCCAGCCCATCTCCAACCCGCACCCGCCACGCTATCTGCCCCAAAAAATTCGTGTACGTAAAAGTCTGCAGGTTCGTCCCCCCCAAAGAATTCATCTCATAAACATTCGTATCCCCCAGCGGCACCTGCAGGCTAATGGTCCTCGCCGAATTCCCAAAAGTCACCGTGTAGCTCCCGCCCTGCAACGTCAGCGAAAACACCCCATTCGTCGGCGTCACCTTCCGCTCCACATCAACGATCGTATTCGTCCCATCCGCGCTAATCGCATCCGGCTTAAAAATCAGCACCGGACTCGTCGGATTCCCAAGCCCATCAACAAGCCTCCCCCTCACCGTCGCCCCCGAAGCCGGCAGCACGGAAATCAACATGAGCAAACAGAGACAACGGAGAAGTCCCTCTCTGTTCCCTCTGTTTCCTCCTGTTAAATTCGTGTCCATTCGTGTGAATTCGTGTCAAATCTTCTTCATCAGTTCCGCGCGGACTTTCTCACAAAACCTCCCGCCATCCTTGCTCCAGCATGCCGCCACCGCCGCCATCGTCCCCTGCAGATCCACCAGGCCCTGGCGCGCCACCAACCTCCCATGCGCCTCCGCCAGCAACCGGAGCTGCCCCAGCGAACACTCACACGCCTCATCCAGCCTCATCCCGCACACGATCGCTACTTCCGCGACGAACTCCCCAAGCCCGCGCCCGCCGCCGCCGCCGGCGCCACCAGGCCCGCTCCTTTTTGAACCAGGCTTTCCAGCAGCGACGGATTGCTTCGATTTATTGCCTCGACCATCTTTGCCACCTGCTCCATGTCCGGTTTTGGCAGCAGCGCTTGCCGACGCTCTCGCCGCTTCTGCCATTGCCCGAAAAAATCCTCATTGATCTCCTCACCCTTCGTGATGATCGCCGTAAACTCCTCCGGACCCAACCCATCACTCCACCCCGCCCCAACGTCCACCCATTTCCCATTGGAGCTTGGGAGCTTCTCTGGAGGTTGGATGTTGGAGCTTGGAGCTTCGACCTGGCAGTAAAGTTCGACCATCCCCGGCTCATCATCCGCCGCCATCAACGCCGCCAACCGCGGCAGCAACCGTATCGGCAACTGCCGGATCCGCACCCGGGTCCCGCTCACCAGGCTGATCTCAACCCCGCCCAACACCGTCGTCAATGGTTCCACGTGTATCCTTTCCCATCTCTGCCTCCGCCTCTGCCTTTTGCTATCTGCTATTTGCCATTTGCGATCGGCTCGCTCCTCGCACCTCGCACCTCTTCCCTCTCACCTCGCCGGCCCCTCTCCCCTCGACGACCGGGCACACTTCCTCCGCCCTAAGCGGAAGAAGCGGCCAATGTTGGCTAGACCAACAGATCCAACAGAAACCCGGCCCGGAACGTCGCGTCCTTGCTGCTCGAGTTCGTCACGAAAATCTTCGTGATATTCGCCGTGATCGGATTCGCCATCGGCATCCCGCTGTTCCAGGCCACCGCTTTGTTCGCCTCCAGCGCAATTGTCTGGCCGCCAGTCGCGTCCGCGGCATTGGTGTTGATCTCGCCCGGCTGATCCATCACCAGGAAAAGCGACTTCATCTTGGCATACGCCAGGCTGCCGCAATCGATCTCCGCCGTGCCACCCGCCGGCACCGTGATCTTTTCGTTAAACTCGTTGCTCCCCACGATCACCACCGAATCCCCCAGCGTCGCCGCCCCGGTATCATTCGTGATCGTCGTCTTCCACGTGTGCTTCAGTAATGCTGTCCCTGCCATATTCCCTCTTCTCCTTTTTTGTTTTTCTGCCTCTTCCTCTGCCTCTTCCTCTGCCTCTCCGTCTTCGTCCTCGTTTCCGCTTTTTGGCTATCAACTATCAACCATCGACCATCAACTACTTCGTCCCTCGCCCCTCTCACCTCTCCCCTCGCCTACCCCAGCAACTGCGCATTGCTCAGCGCGCTGTACAACTTCAGGAATTCCCACATCGGCTTCACGATGCTTGTCTCCTCCGACTTCCAGCCGCCGGCGATCTTGATTCGCCCGTACAGAAACAGCGTGATCATCAACGTGTCCGTGTCCGCGTCCCACAATTCGATGAAAAGCCACCCCTTCTTCAACTGCGAGCTCCCCGGCGTGAACTGCACCACACCCGTTCCGCTCGTGTCTTCCTTTGCCCGGTAAAACGTCTGGATCGCCAGCGGGCCCAATTCGCCACCGGTCCACTTCATCGTCAGCGAATTCTTGATCTCCCGGCTCTCGTACAACTCCAGGTGCCCGGGCGACGGCCGCCAAATCTCCAGGTCCTGCCCCTTGCTCCAATCGTGCTCGAACCCCTCGATCAATCCGATATCGATCAACTGATCCGACGTCGGCAGCGTGTTCCTCCCCGAACCGTCCGCATCCGGCGCAAAACTCGCATGCTTCGCAAACTGATAAACATTCTGTAACAACCCCATACTCTTTTTCCTCCTCCTCTGCCTCTTCCTCTTCCTCTTCCGTTTCCCTCGTCCCCGGACCGCGGCTGTGTCGCCGAGACCAGCCGCAGCCTCTGTATTCGTCCCTCGCCCCTCCTACCTCTCCCCTCTCAACAGCTTCTCCAGCTTCTCCCGATCGCTCACCGTCCCCAGCGACGCCCGCGCCAAAAATTCATCCCGCCCGATCCGTTCCGTGAACGACTTCCCATCGTTCTTCCATCCCGCCGCCTCCAGCACCTGCACACCCAGCCGCACGCCCCACTGCAGCGGCGTCAAACTTCCCGGCCCCTCAGCGCTCGCCGTCTCCCCGAGATACTTCCTCACCCGCGCCGGCAACCCGTCCGTATCCACCGTCTTCTCCTGCGCCCGCTGCGCTCGAATCATCAACGCCGTGCAGCACGCCTCCAGTTCCGCCTCGATCTCCGCCAGCTTCCGTCGCGCCTCGTTTCGCTGTGTCAGCAAATCGCTCAGGACATTCATTCATCCGCGCCTTCCTCCGAACCTCTTCCGGACCGCGGCTGTGTCGCCGAGACCAGCCGCAGCCTCCAAATCCTCTCACCTCGCACTTCTCACCTCGCCCCTCTCACCTCGTCCCTCTCTCCTCCAAAATCCCATCCGCCACCGCCCGCCGGTACCGCTGATACCTCGCCTCCGGCATAAACACCCCATCGCACGGCGCCGCAAAATTCTGTCCACCCTTCACGAACGTCTCAACCTGGTCGCTGCTGATCACCTGCACGCGCGGCCCTAGCCTTACGCAACCGTTCCAGCTCAGACAGCTCAGTATCAGCATGACCAGTAGCGCGCATCGAATCCCGCATCGCGATATCCTCATCGATCTGCTCATACGCCGTCCTGTTTTGCTCCACCGGATCATCCGCCTTTGCCGCGCGCCGTTTCGCCCACCAGCTCGCCAGCCCTACCGCCTCCGCCAAAAACCGAAATATCGCCCCAATACTCCCCATCTCATTCTGCCTCTTCCTCCGCCTCTTCCTCTTCCTCTGCCATCCGCTATCCGCTATCCGCTATTCCCAGGAGCGCGGCTGTGTCGCCGAGACCAGCCGCAGCCTCGCCCCTCGCCCCTCTCCCCTCTCCCCTCACTGCGGTTCCGGCGGTCCGAGCGCCATCGTCAACCCCTCACAAATCGCCTGCGCCACCGGCTTGATATACCCCTGAAACACCTGCGCCTTGTCCAAACTCGACAACTGCCGGCCGTAACTATCCCAAAGCACCACCGCCTCACCCACAATCAACGTCCCCGTCTCCCCCTGCAGCTCCTTGATCGGCAAATTCTGCAACGCGGCCGTAAGGTCCCCCGCGCTAAAATTTCCAAGAGCCAGCAGCGTCAGCACCGAATTCCTCGCCAGCACGAACTCCTCCCGCGCCTCCGGATGACCCGCCAGCCGCGGCGGAAGTCCCTCCAGATAAATCTTCGTCCCCAGATACGCCGCGCTCTTCGCCGTCCCCGCTATCAGCGCCACCGTCGTCGCATCCGGCACCCTGCTCGTAACGATGTTCGTCTGCCCATTCGCATCCACGGAGCTCGAGGTCACCGTCCGACACCCCGACGCCATCGCCACAAGCAACACCGCGGCCGCCAGCACCAACCCGGTCTCCTTCAAATATCTCTTCATCTTTTTCCCCTTCGCTATCCGCTATTTGCTATTGGCTATTTCCGACTCCGTGCCTCCGTGCCTCTGTGGTCAATCCTTCTTCACCTGCTCCGTGTCATCAGTCACGGTCTCCACCGGATGATCCTTCAAAAAACTCCCCAGATGCGTCAGCGCCGCCGTGCAAAAAACCGCCACGAACGAATGCCACTTCATCCCCGCCGCCAGGCCGGCGCCGGCAACCAGAAGACTCAGCCCGATCGCCACCACCACCCCCAATTTCCATCGCCTCCAGCTCATCTTCTAATCATGCCTCCGCTCGACCTTCGCACTTCTCCCCTCGTCCCTCGCCCCTCGTCCCTCCATCCTGACCGCCATCTCCCCGCACAAAATCGCATTCCTCAACGCCTCCCGCGCCTCCGCCCCTATGGGCCGCCGGCGCCCGCCGGCCCGCAGCGCCCTCCTCAACCTCTTCAACCCACCTGCAACCTCTCTCCCAAACTCACTCATTCAGACTTCGGACTTCGGACTCTGGGCTTTGGACTTTGGACTTTATTTCCCTCCGACCTCGTCCCTCGCCCCTCTTCCCTCTCACCTCTCCCATCCGCCCTCGCCGTCTCCAGCTCCCTCGTCAGCCGGCTTACCTCAGCCTGAAAATCCGCCTTCAACACCATGTCCTTCATTTCCGTCCGCAGTTTGTTCACCTCTTCACCCATGAACGACTGCGCCGTCGAGAGCCGGATCAACTGCGTATTGCTCTCATCGATCTTCTTCACGCCCCAGCTCATCACCGCCCCAATCAGCAGCAACAGCAGCGTATTCAAATTCAATTGTTTCGGCGTGGCACCCAACACATGCCCCCTTTTGTTCCGACGAACTCGAGCACGGCCGCCAGGCTCCACGGGATCCCGACCGGCCCGCACGCCCGCGCCGGCCGCTTTCCCACGCGCCTCACCGCCACCGACTCCCTCGCGCCCTCCCGCCATTGCACCTCAATCTTCACTCCCCCTCTTCGTCTTCCTCTTCCTCTTCCTTTGTGGCCGCCCGCTAGGGCTTCGTGCCAATTCGTGCAATTCGTGTCTTCCCCTCTTCTTCGCACCTCGCACCTCGCACTTCGCCCCTCGTCCCTCTCACCTCACTTAAACACCACCCTCGTCGCCACCCTAATCAACCGGCTAAAATTCCCGTGATCCGCAAAATCCGTCTCCGGCTCCAGCGTCGGCACCAGGTGAAACCCCAAATCACTCCTCCCCCGGCTCCACTTCATCACCGCATCCAAAATCTCCGTCTCCACCTGCAGCGGATTCCACACCGGCGCCCCATTGATCTGGATCTTCGGGTTCGTCCGCACCCAGATCGTCGTCACATAGTTCACCAGCACCGCCCCGAACCCCGTGTCCCGCTTCGACACCGCCATCGGCAAATCAAACCCCTGCGGCGCGATTATCATGATGAAAAAGCCAACCCCCTCCCGCTGCAGCAGCTCCTCCATCAACTGGTTCTGCGTCCCATCATCGACCGCGATCCAATCCGTCACCGTCGCCAGCAGCGGGATCTCGATCAAAATCTGCCGCAAATTCCCCTGTATCTCCTCCAGCTTCATTCATCCCGCTTCTTCCTCTGCCTCCGCCTCTTCCTCTTCCATCCGCTATCCGCTATTTGGCCATCAACTCTCAACCATCAACTCTCAACTACTTCGTCTCTCTCCCCTCTCACCTCACACCTTCCCCAGCCCCGCCGCCGTCGCCGCCTTCCCAATATGCTCCTCGATATACGGAATCATGTCCGCCGTCACCGCCGCCATCGCCCGCTGCACCGCCTTCATCCCCTTCGCCCGGCCAATCGCCCTTACCACATCCGCGCTCTCCTGCGAAAGCGGGCCCCACGTGAACGTCGCCTCAGCCTTTCCATCCTTCTCCACCGTCCGCGGCATCCGAAACTCCCCCAGCCACTCCTCGTATCGGCTCACCGACACGCCCTCAGTCGCTTCCGCGCTCGGCATCAACTGCTTATTCGCCGACCACGCCGTAAACCCGCGCCCGCTCTCCCGCAAACTCAATTCCCGCTGCACCGCCAGCGCCTGCAAATTCAATCCGGCCCTCGTCGTCCCGCGCAGGCCTCCGCGCGCCCCGGCCCGGAACATCATCAACCCGCTCTCGATCGGCACCGCCCCGTACTTCGCCGCGATCGCCTCATACACCTTCGCCCGCACATGAATCCCGCCTCCGTGCCTCAGCGACTGCAACCGTTCCGCCCTCACCGCACCCTTCGCCGGCATCAACGTCCGGAACTGCTTGAACAACTCGATCCGCAGATCATTCGACTTCTTCCGCAGCACCTCATCCAGCGCCTTCCCGCTCGCCCTCTGATACAGCGCCAGCGTCTGGTTCAGCCTGGCCATCTCCGAATCCAATGCCGCCTTATCAATCATCCCCGCTCTGCCTCTTCCTCTTCGTCTGCCTCTGCCTCCGCTATCCGCTATCCGCTATCGGCTATTGCTCCGCACTTCGCCCCTCGCACTTCGCCCCTCTCACCTCTTCACGCGCTCGTGCAATAAAACTCAATCTCCGGACTCGTCATCGGATCATCCACAAACTGCTTCACCCGCAGCGTCTTTCCCTTGAACACGATCTGCGTCACCACCTTGTAATCCGAGATCTTCTTCGGCATGTCCGACCGCAGGATATGCACGATATGACTCACCAGCACCACCCCCAGGTCCAACCGCAGCGGCATATTATGACGTCGCGCCAAAATGTCCGGGTTCTCGCCCACCAACTGCGCATAACCCCGCACCTTTGACCCCATCGGCATCAGCGTCAGGTCATCCCCATGCCCCGCCGCTATCACCTCCGCGCAATGCCCGACAATATCCAGCACCGCACTCATTCAACCCTCCGCCTCTTCCTCCGCCTCTTCCGATTCAACGATTCAACGATTTAACGATTTAACGTTTCCGCCCGTCACATTCCGTTCTTCGTAAACCCATTCACCAGCAAATTCGTCACCCCGCCGGTACCGCCATTCGCCGGATTCTCCACCACTCGCACCCTCACAAACGGCGTCGCCCCCACCGTCAAATTCGTGCTCGCCGTCACCGTGCTCGTCCCGTTCGCCGTTATCGGCCATGCCAGCGTATTGCTGACCCAATGCGAATTGTCCACCGACGTGTCGAACCTCAGCGTCACCACCGCGCTATTGCTCGCCGTGCACGAGAATGTCGCCAGCACGCTCAACACCGTCGATTGCGGCACGCTCAACACCGCCAGCGGCGTATTCGTCGCTGCCGCCGCCACATAATTGTACTGGTTCGTCGTCCCCCCCGTCATCGACGTCGTAATGATCCCCGCCTGCGCCCCCACCGCCAGGCCCACCACCGCCGCCAGCACCGCCGCCATTCTTCCCATTCTTCCCATAATTCTCATAAATCTTTCTCTCCCATCACTCGCTCGCCTTTTGCCATCTGCTACCTGCCCCGAAAGCTTTCGGGGTTCGCTATTCGCTATTGGCTATTGGCTATTTCCTCTTCGGATTTCCGACTTTGGACTTTGGACTTTGGACTCTGGACTCCAAACTTCAGCACCCTCGCCGCCCCATCGCTCTCCTGGAGCCTGACCTGGCAAAAAACCGGATTGGTCTTTTGCCCGATCAACTTCCGGAAACTCTGGAGCTGCTCCACCAGCGGCACCTCCGGCCCCGACATCAGGGCCCACTCGCCCCGATGCGTCTTCCCCACTGTGACCGCCGTCCTCATTCCTTCGCTATTCGCTATTTGCTATTTGCTATTCCGGAGGGGCGAGCTCCGCGAGTCTCCAACTTCTCACCTCGCCCCTCTCACCTCACACCTCATCAACCGCTCACGATTCTCTGCAGCGCCGTCTCCACGCCCTTCGCGTAGCCGTAATTGCACTCCACGAACTCGTTCTGCACGTCGAGCTGCGCATTGCCGAACTTCCGATACTCTATCGCCACACCGGTGTCCGGGTCCACGACCAGGTCATACTGCACCATCACCGCCCGCACTGCCGGCGCCGGCATGATCGGCGCAGTCGCCACCAGCGCCGCCGCCTTGTGATTGATGAACCCGACCAGGTTCTCCGAGTTCGCCGGGAAATTTGCCGACGGCACCGTGAAGATATCCGTAAACCCATACGCCTCCTGGATCTCCGCGCGCCGAATGGCCGCGTCACTCCCATAAGCCAGGTACTGCTTGAAGCTCGGGTCCTTCAGCAGCGCCCCCTTGTAAGCGCTCGTCAGCACCAGGCAACGCCCGGTGTCCGGCCAGTTCGCATCCGTGGCCGCCACATACAAATCGGCGATATCGTCCGCCGTGAAAGCGGCCGCCGGAGTCGTCTTTGCCGCGGCGCCGTAATTCGCGGCCGTTACCACGCTCAGCACATCCTGATTCACGTCCACCGCCAGCCTCTCGGCCTTCAGCGCGGCCAATTCCGCCCAATTCTGGTACGGCTGCCGGCGAAGCTCCGACGAACTGAACGCCAGCCCCTTGTACTTCCGCTTGTTGATCGTCACTTCCCGCACGCTCTGCGCCGTCGCCTCGGCCACATACCCGGTCGCCGCCACCCAATCCGTCGCCGCGATCGTGTCCAGCGCGAAATACGGCACTGCCACCTTGTCCGTGCCCTCCAGCGGCACATTCGTGAAGCTCGTGCAGAACGCACGCAGCGGCAGCAGCCGGCGCGCAAACGCCCGCAGCAAATCCGACAAAATCACGATCCGCTGCAGATCGGCATCGATGACGTTCGCATTGAACATCTCCACCAGCTTGGTCCGATGCTTCTTCAGCGTGTTCGCCACCACCAGCGCGCCATCATTCAGCGCCTTGGTCGCCTGGGCATCAATCACCCGGCCGGCATTGGCCCCCGTGAACCGCGCCATCAACCGCGGCCCATTATTCAAAATGTGCGTCTGCACATCGGCGATCGAATCCCCCGTCACTTCGACACCGGTTGGCCGCAGCGGCTCCCCGCCCGGCGGATTGCTCGGCAACGCATCAAAGATTGCGATCAACCTCTCATTACCCATCACCTCATTGATAGTCTCGTTCTTCTTGCCGGCCGGGAGCTTGTCGTCCGAAATCCATTTCTCCACCAGCGCCGTGATCCGCAGCTTCTTCGCGGCATTGTTCGCCTCCGTAAGCTGGCTGATCTGATTCTTCAGCTCCTGGATCTCGGCCAGGCCTGGCCCCGCGCTCGCCGGCGTGCCGGCTGCCGCTCCCGGTACCGCCGCCGGCGGCTGGGTTTGGCTATTGGCTATCTGCGATTGTCGATTTGCCATTGCTGTCTCGAGTGCTGTCTCGAGCTGCTCCATCGTCGTCTTCTCGTCGATGGCCACATTATTGATCTGCGTCACGCCATGCTTCTTCAGCAGCGCTATAATTTTGTCCCTGTTCATGATTGTTTCCCCACCTTCGCTATTCGCTATTTGCGATTCGCTATTCCCTCCATCGCCTCCTCGCCGATTGTAAATCGCCGCCAGCCTATTCCGCATCTGCGTGATCTCCTCCGGCCCGAAATTCCGTACCGCCTTCCCATCCACCAACTCGTCCACCAACCCCAACTCCGCCGCCTCCTCACCCGTCAGCAGCGTCTCCTCCTTCATCATCTGCCGCATCGTCCGGACGCCCTTGCCCGTCTTATCCGCGTAAATCCCCGCAATCTGGTCCGACGTCTTATCCAGGCTATCCGCCAGGCTCCGCATCTCCTCCGCGTTCCCCATCGCCAGCCCCATCGCATCATGGATGAACATCTGCGACGTCTTCGGCGCCCGGACCTGGTCCGCCCCCAAAATCATCCAACTCGCCGTCGAAGCCGCCACACCATCAATCGTCGCCGTCACCTTCTTCGGCCATTCATCCAGGCAATTCTTAATCGCCATCCCCTCATGCACATCGCCGCCGCGCGAATTCACCCGCACATGCAACTCGCGCTCCCTGGGAATTTCCTTCAACGCATTCCGGAACATCTCCGCCGTCAGCCCTCGCCCGCCCCACGGATCGCTCCCGATCACGTCATACACCATGATCTCCGCCGCTTCCTCGCCCGCCGTCTCTGCCCGTGCCTCCGCCGCCGTCCCCTCTCGGCTATTGGCTATCGCCGATCGGCTATTCCGTCCCGGGATCCGGATCCTCAGCTCCCCACCATCAAACGCATAGATCCTCTCCGTTTGATTCTTGATGTTTAGCTTCCTCGGCATCCTCTTGAAAAAAGTAGTAAGATTATCAAGCCCTCGCCCCTCGCCCCTCTTCCCTCTCACCTCCGGGCGGCCGCCCCGCCCTTGTGCGCGCAAGAGCGGGGCCCCCTGTAACCCCTGCCATCCCTGGCCTCTGCACTACAACACAACACCGCCAATTCTGGCCCCTCCAACTTGCAGCGCTTTAGTGCAACTTGCTCCAATTGACTGCACTTTAGGTACCGCTCTGCCTCCGCCTCTTCCTCTTCCCCGGAGCGCGGCTGTGTCGCCGAGACCAGCCGCAGCATCAGCTATCCGCTATTCGCTATCCGCTATTTCCTCTCCGTGCCTCTGTGCCTCCGTGGTTCCCTTCTTATCCGTTGACTTTGGACTTTGGACCTTGGACTTTAGACTTCCGTATGACCAAAACCTCCGTCTCCGACTGGTCCGTCTTCCAGCGTCAACTGGACGACCTCATCACCAAGGCCCGCGACTTCACTCGCGGTGAACCTGTCATCGCTCCCGCCTCCACCAAGCTCGAGTCCCAGGAAGTCCGCCAAAACGAGATCCGCCTCTACAGCGAGCAATCCCTGAAGTGGCTGCAAGAGGCCGCCAAAGGCGTCGAGCAAGTCATCCAATCCTTCGGCACACCCGTCCCGCTTACCAGCTCGGCCGGCGCGCGCCAATCCGCCCGCGCCACGTAGCCGCGGACCTCAGGTAGGGCGCGCTCTCCCGAGCGCGCCGGACCGCGGCTGGCTCGCCGAGACCAGCCGCAGCCTCGCCCCCTTGGCGCGCCGTAGCTTCTGAGCGAAGGCGGCTCGCCCCTCTCACCTCGCCCTTCTCAGGACGGATTCTCCGCCGTCGGCGCCGTCGGCGCCGGTTCCGGCACTGGCACCGGCACCGGATTCGTCGCACCCTTCGCCGCGATTGCCTGCAACACCGGCACCTGCGCCTGCAGCGCCGTCACCTGCGTATCCATCGCATCACTCGCTGCCTGCGTCTTGCTCGCCAATCCGTTCGCCTGATCGATGAGTTCCTGCGGCACGCCGGCGTTCTTCAGCGCCAGCTCCAGCGCGTCCATTTCATCCGAGATCGTCTGGATCGTGTTGGCCTGCGTTTGCAATGCCGTCGCCTGCACCTCGACATTCGCTGCAATTTTCGTTGTGGCCGCGTCGATCGCAGCCAGGGCATCTTTCAATTCCATAGTCATTCTCCTCAGGTCAATTTTGTGCAGCCCATACAGCACGACCTGCAGCACCGCCAGGCTGATAAATCCCAAAATCATTTTCTCGGCCGCCACCGGCCCATCTGTGGTTAGGGCGGCAGAGTGTTTAGCTCCGCCGCCCCAAGCTCATTTCTTCTCCATCCCTTTCGTTGCCAGGATGAAGTTTGATGTTGTTCCCAAAAGTCGGTTGAGCACATCGAGAAGCTGGACGTTCATCTTGTCCGCCTTCAACTGCTCACCAATCTTGGTGACGAGAACTTTTTGTAGTTCTTCCATTGTGGCCTTTCTAGCGCCCTAACCACCGCATGGAGCCACGGCGGGTTTGGCGCATGTTTTTGTTTGTGCTCCATTGAAAGTCCATCTGCCATTTGCTATTCGCTATAGCTCCGAGGCAGACCTCGCCCCTCGCCCCTCGTCCCTCTCACCTTCCGCGTCACTCCTCTTCCTCCGCCGCCCCAACCCTCTCTCCGTTCCCTCCGTTCCCTCCTGTTGAATCCCCTCCGGCATCCGCCTGTTCCGCCTGCGCCAGCTTCAACAACACATCCCCCAGCGGCGCCGCGATCTCCGCCGGCTCAACCCCTTCCTCCTTCGCAATCCTCTTAATCAGCGCCACGTTCCTGGCCTTCTGCCTCAGCCCAACCTCAGCCGTGCTCCCCTGCATCCCATACACCCGATCATAATTCGTCGTCCCCGCCGCCAGCTCCGACAGCATCGCCGCCGAATTCCGCCCAATATCCACATTCACCGCCCGCGGCGGGATCACATGACACTTCGCCCAATCCGCCGGCGCGTCCACGCACCGCGGATCATTGTAGCGCGCCCAATTCGCGTAATACCGGTAAACATCCCTCGCCGCGTGTGCGAACACGAAAAACTTGCTCCGGAAAAACTCGTGCGCATTGTCATAAATCCCCCGCACCACCGTCCCCTGGATGCTCTCGATCATCTCCGGAAAAATCAAAATCATCGGGATCCCCTGCGCCGCGCAAATCTGCCCAATCTTATACCGCCAGTACCACTGCGTCGCCGCGCTCGGGTTCGTGCTCGTAAGCTGCGCCAGGTCCTCATTGCTCTTCAGCGCAATCGTCCGGCTCCCCAAAACTTTCCGGTACATCTCCAGCCGCTTATTAAAATCCTCATCCGCCTTCCCCGGCGCCACCGCCTTCCCCAGGTACCGCTCACGCCTCACCATCGACGGCGGTATTTCCCCAGTCGAATTCTTCAAAATGTTCGCCACCTCCGAATTCGCCTTCGCCTTCTGCATCTCCATCGCCTCGAGGTCATCCAAATCATGCAGCGTGTTCAAACAAGCGTGATACGGCGTAATCTCCCGGTACATCCCCACCCGCGTCGGATCAAAAACATGATGCACCTCCGCCACCGACCGGAACACCCACGCATCACCCTCGAAACTCTCCCGCACCCAATATCCGATCGGCTTCGTCGCCTTCCCCCTCGAGTCCAGCCCGAGCTGCACCCCGTCCACCACATTCCGGTCCGTCTCACTCGGACTCGCAATCCCCTGCTGCGCATACGCCATCGACCACTCATGACCAGGGCTCGACACCCGATGACTCTCCACCAACTGAATCGCCGGCCGCGACGCCTGCCCCGACACCTTGCTCCGCGTCTTCGCAATAAACAGCTCCCCATCAATATGACTCTCCCCCGCCATCTGCTTATGCGCCTGGCTCATCGTGATCGTCGAGTCCAGGCATGGCGACTCGCACCACTCCTGGTAACTCTCCAACATCCGCTCATTCCAATCCGTGTCGCTCGAGCTCGGTATCACCGGCAGCCCATTCGGACCCACCGTCCACTTGATGAACTCCCGCTGCAGCGCCTGCACCAACCACACGTTCCGCTCGAAATACCGTATCTTCCGCGTCAGCTCCCACCTCGAAAACGAATTCGCATCAAACCGCGCATCCCTGACAAACGCCGGTATCCAGCTCCTCTCCGGCGTACTCGGATTCGCCCCCTCATACCGATTCAGCAACACCTCCGCCGCCATCCTCACCCTATCAAAAAATCTCATCCTTTGCCTCCTCCTCTTCCTCCGTGCCTCCGTGCCTCTGTGGTTTCCTTCCCATCCGTGCCATCCGTGCCATCCGTGGTTAAAACTCCCTCTTCTCTCCGCCTTCTCCGCTATCCGCTATTTTCTATTTGCTATTCCCTCCGCTCCGCTCAGCCTCTCCCGCGGCGCGTCTCCCCGGCCCGGGGCCCTCAGACCTCTCCGCACCGCCGAGCCGCCGCGCTCACAACATCAGACCGGCCTGGGGCGCCGGCAGCCGACCGCGCCCCCGGCCTTTTATTCCGCACTCCGCACTCCGCATTCCGCATTCCCCACTCGATTCGGGAGGGCCAGCTCAGCGCACGCGGATCCGCCTCCCCGACCCTCCCCCCTGCGCCTCGCTGGACGCAGGAAATCCCTGGCTGCGCCGACGCGCCAGAAACGGCACTCCCCAGCGCGCCGGCGACTTCCCCGGCTCACCACTCCCGGGGATAAACTTCAAACCTCCCACCTCGCACTTCGCACTTCGCCCCTCGCACTTTAGGCGTAGCCGATTCCCTGCTCCCTAAGATGCGAGTAGTCCCCCCTCGCCTCCGTCACCGCCACCAGGTGGTCCATCATCCAATTAAACAGCGTCTCCTCCCCCACCGCCTCCGGACTCCCCACCTGCGTCAGCCCGCTCTGTGGAAACCCCTGCAACTCCACCTCTTCCGGATCCAAATCATACAGCGCGCACTGCTCCAAAAACTTCACCGACCCATCGTACAAATCGATCAACTCCCGCCACGTCCCCAACACCTCCAGCGGCGTCACCACACCCTCGCCGTACTTCTCAAAAATCGATTTCCGCGAATTCGCCTCCGCCCACTTATACGACCCGCCCGCCAGCATCTTCCTCGTCGCCTTCTCATTCTCCCGTAGCCGGGCCCGCAGCGGCCGCTCCGCCTGGTCATCCCCAAGCCCCTTCACGTCCTCCCACGCATCCTCCAAACAACTCCTCTTAAAACTCGTCGGTATCATTTTTCAATCTGCCTCCGCCTCTTCCTCTTCCTCGTCTTCATCAGCGTTTATCAGCGCTTATTAGCGGTTAAAAATGCAGCGCCCCGGACAATCGAGGCGCCGCCCAGAAACCAAACCCAAGTACAAAACAAACAGAAGAAACCAGCAGCTCTCAGAAGGATGTTTTCGGGCCGTGAGTAATGAAAGGTGGCCCAGGCAAGACAGCTCACCACCGACCATTGGCGGCCCGGTGTTTTGCTGTAGCGCACTTCGCATAACCCCCACTACACCACAACCCCCACCCCGCCGGTCCTCCCACTTCGCTCACCTTCGCGCGAGTTAGGCTGCTTAGCGTCACTTTCGCACCCGGTGCACGGCGCGCACCTCACGCAGAGCCAATCACCCAAAACGGGGGACTGGGTCTTTGTACAAAATGGGCACAAATCGAAGGACCCCCACAAAACAGGCCAAAAAACCATGCTTGTCGACGGGTTTTGATCCCGTCGACCAAGCCCGGAATGCCAGCCGATCCCCCAAAACGGGGGATTGGAGAGTTGATCCAGGATCAACAAGTTGATCCAGGATCAACGTCGGCGCTTCCTCGCCCTCCTCCGCGCGGCAGCCAAATCCACGATAAATACTTCCGAGCTCTCCGGTCGCGTCCACTCAACCGGCGCATCCTTCGGCATCCGGACCGCAAAAACTCCCTCCAGGCTCCGCCTCTTCCATTTGCTATTTGCCATTTGCTATTGGCTATTCTCCTTTGCGCCCTTCGCGTCCTTTGCGTGAGGCCTCGCCCCTCGCCCCTCTCACCTCCCCAACCGATCGTACAACTCCACGCCGCAGTACATCCCGATAATAAACGCAATGATCAGCAACAACCCTATCGTGGCGCTCATTTCAGTCCGCCCCGTCCGACCCCGTCCGACTCGTCCGATCCTCCTCCTCTATCCACTCAAGCTCCACGCCCGGATTGCAATCACTGAACGCATTGTGGCCTCGCTCCGGGCAAACCGCCATGAGCGGCGCGCTCACTGCGATCCTTAATTTTTCGGACTCAGGCACGTGCTCGGCCCTGTTCAATTCCCGCCTGCAGACGCCACACCGCGCTATCGCCGTCCAGAGCATTCGCTATCCGCTATTTGCTATCCGCTATTCCCCACGCCGCCGGCACCGGCCACCCATGCGCCACGAAAATCATCCTCACCTTGATTAAGTCATACCTAATCAACCGCGGATTGATATCACACCTCGCCCGGTCCAGCCCCACCCGTTTCTCATTCCGCCGAACCGCGCCCACGCTAACATTCAGCATCGTCGCTATGTCCTTCCTCGTGATCATCTTGGTTCCATTCAGTTTGTTCACCCGCGTCCTTTGGTTACCCGCGTGAAATCGGTACCTCCGCAAAGTCATAAACCATTTGCACGATCGCGAACTGTGCAGAGGCAGCAACATCCGGGCTCGGATCCAGCACCATGTCCACCAACACGGCCGCCGTCTGTTCGCATGGAAAATGAGCCAGAGCCAGCGCCACCTCATGCCTCACCAGAATCGAACGGTCCGCCGAGGCCTCGCACAATGCATGCGCAGCCTCCGGATTGCCTCCGAAACGCTCTCCAAGCTTAAACGCCGCTTCGTGCCGGACCACCGGACACTCGTCCGTAACCAGGAACTTCTTCAGGTCCTCGAGTGTAAGATCGTCAAGCAAAGCCAATCGTCGATGCGCATTGATCATTCTTTTCCCCCCTCGTCCGTCCCTCGCCCCTCGCCCCTCTCACCTCCCACCTCCGGCCCCTCCTCTTCAATCCCGCCTATAAGCCCCGCCATCTCGATCTGCATCGCGATATAGCACTCGCACACAAACAGATCGTTCCTCTCCTTCAACTGCCGCCACTCATGAAATATCTCCCCCGTCCGCGCGTTCTTCCGCTCCACCATCTCCTCCGACTCCATGTGACTCTGATACTCGAGGCTCACATCCCCCGGCACCTCCCACTTCGTCGAATTCCTCAGCCACGCCAACCGCTCCCGGATCCCCGGCTTCGAATAAAACCAAAAGAGCGGCTCCCGCGGATCCGGCTGATGATCCCCCTCCGTGTTCATCACATAATCGTACTTCGGATCACGATTGATGAACCCATGCAACGGCTTCTCCGGCCCGAAAATCCTCCGCGCCCCATCCGGATGCGCATAGAACGGCGCCGCCCCGCCCTTAATCGCATTGATCCCATTCTGCAGGCAGAAAAGGTAAACGTGCGTCGCGTTAAACCCCGAATCCGCCACCCCATGATGCGGCTCACACTCATGGTCCTTCAGCACCGCCAGCACCTGGTCATCCGTCTCCAGCTTCCCCTCAAACACCAAAAGGCTGTTACCATCCTCGTCAACGTCCCTAATGACCATCCACCAATGCGGAAACTCTTGCCGCGCCCCCTTCCCCTTCTGCCGGTCCAACGCAAAGAATCTGAGTCCGGTCTTGCCATCTGCCATCTGCCATCTGCCATCCTCCCCTCTCCCCTCAAACAACCCAGTTCGAGACTTCTTCCTCTCCGTGCTCAGCGTAATCGTCCCCGTTATCGGAAAATCCCCGGGATCGTAAAACCCGCACTCCCGCTCCGTCACATACCGCCGCCACGGCTCCGGATCACCATGCCGCCTCGCAAGCAGCGCCTTATGCTTCTCCTGAATCAGCTTCAGCCACGGTATGTAGTCAACCGCCACCGCCTCCAACGTGTAAGATCGGTTGGATAAGTGCGCCCCCATATTCCGCGGAGGCCCGTAGCGCCCGCCACGACTCATGACAGCCCTGTCCCGCGGATTGTCCCGAACTTGGAACCCGCACGGCATCTGGTACCGGATAGTCCCCTCCAGCCGGTTGTAATCGTAGCTCCCATCATCCCGCCGGCACCCCTCCGCCTCATACCGCAGCCCGCCCAGGTCCGGCCGCTTTTCCTCCCACCTGGTCCGCATGATATGGAACACCGTGTTCGCCTCATGGTGTGGATTTCCGCAGCCATTGCACTTCACCTCCCACTGCTGGTTCGTCCCCTCCTCCAGCGCCTGGTGCAACTGGTCCCCCTTCTTGCCCGCATTCGAGATATTGAGGATAATCGCGTTCCAGATCGCCGTCGTGCGCCCATACGCCTTCGCCAAATGACCAGGCTCCCAATCGTGCACCTCCTCGTTGATCTGGTACCGCACCGAATCCGAATCAAGGTTGCTCGGATTAAACGCCCCCTGCATCCGAAAGAAGATGTTCCCAAAATCGATCTCCCCCTTCACCGCCTCGTGCCGCGCCAACCCCTGGATCTTCCGCAGCACGACCGCATTGCCCCAGAGTAGCTTCTGCACCCGCGATTCCCACCGATCCCGCGCCTTCCCATCATCCGACCAGTTATACTGCAGGAACCCGCTCCGCCCCCAAACGATCCAATACAGCAGCGCCACCTCCCCGAAAGTCGAACCCCCGCACTGCACCGGCTTCACGAACGTCACCGACCTGGTCCCGTCCACCAGCCGGCTCAGCGGCTCCCTCAGCCATGGCGTGATCCGGAGGTCCACCCGCTTCGACAGCGACGACGTCGGTACATAAATCTCCTCCCGCTCCACCCACCTCACCGGGTCCGGTCCTCGCTCCGGAATAGCCGCCAACGCCGCCGCGCACAACCGAAGCAGATCACTTTTCCGCGGCCGGGAAAGTTTCCCTCCGCGAATCATTTTCGGAGTTCGGGCTTGGCTATTGGCTATTGGCTGTTGGCTTTTTCCCTTTCTCTGTATGTGCACTTTGAAACTGCTCGATCGCCTGTTTGAGCCCATGCTTGATCCGTTCGATGCAACCCGTCACCGCTGCATCAATCGTTCCAGCATCCTGCCCAACCAGCCCCCGCGGCCACTCCTCCGCCGCCTCCTCCAACTCACGGAAAAACCGATGCCCAATAACCCTCTGGAAAAATCGCTCCACCTCCTTGAAATTGATGAGCTCACCCTCCTCCGACTCACGCCGCATCCGCTCCCGCAGCGTCTGTTCCTTCTTCAACTCCCGGCTCCAGTCCGTCCCATCCATCTTCGACTCGAACCACCAGCCCAGGAACTCCGCCGAATCCACCCGCCCATGCCTGAACGCCCCGCACCCATTCGCCTTCGCCAGCTTCAACGCCGCCACCGGCACCCGCATCGCCGCCGACGCCTGCGCCAGCGAATCAAACTGCGGCATCTCCACGCTCCCCTTCCTCGGCCGCCCGCGCGACGCTCTAACCACTCTCTTCGCGATCCTCGCCCGCCTGCCCTTGCTTCTGATAAACGCCTTCCTGCTCGCGCGTCTGCGCCGGTTTACTACTTCCCGCGCCTCCTCTCCAGATTTTTCTTTACGGACAAATCCCGCCCGTACAATCCCGGGCCCGCAGGCCTTCGCGGTTCACTCCCCGCCACTTCCTGCCCCCTGTCCGCCAACGCCTGCCTGCGGGCCACCAGGAAACGCTGTGTGTGCTGTGCGCCTTTCTGTGTGCCGAATTTCGGGCTTTTTTTTCCTCCCCCATCCCACACGACCTCCCAGCGCTCCGGTCCGGCCCCAGCTTCGCACCAGCCTATAAGAGATTCCTTAACGCGCATTACAGGCCAGCCAGCGCGCGCATTACAGGCCAGCCAGCGCGCGCATTACGGGCCAGCCAGCGCGCGCATTACGGGCCAGCCAGCGCGCGCATTACAGGCCAGCCAGCGCCGCGCATTACGGGCCAGCCAACGCGCGCATTACGGGCCAGCCAACGCGCGCGCATTACGGGCCAGCCAACGCGCGCGCATTACGGTCCAGTCAACACGCATTACGCGCCTCCTCCAACGGACTTCAGAAGCCGGAAAAATTTAACTGCAGAATCTCAGCTTGCGTGGGCCAAATATCAAAGAGCTGAGCACCTTCTGATTCACGGAGCGGCCTTCCGTAATTTGATCTTATTTTGGCAACCGAAGTTCCTGCTTCCTCAGCCACTTGCGCCGCATTCTTCGTCAGAGCCAGCCTGTAGGTGATGAATGTCTTTCTCAGCACGTTTCTCGTTTCCTCTCGGCCGCAGGGCAAGCCAGCTTTTTGTTTTGTGCGCCAAAGAGCGTTCGAGGTATTCGACAAAGCGCAAACATGACCGGAGCTATTCGAACATGGCTCGAGCCACTTAACCAGGTTCAGAGACATCGGCACAATCCTGTCTCGTCCAATCTTTTTTGCGACGTGCTTGGACACATAGACTTGTCCACGCTCTAGATCAACGTCCCGCCAATCCATCCTCCTTGCCTCCTCGTGTCTTAAGCCTGCCCAAACTTGCAAAGCGCAAAACGGAATAAAAACTGATCTGCAGTTGGCCATCAGCTTAGCAACCTCTGCCGGCGTAAATGTTTTGATTTCAATTGGATCAATTTCCGGTTGTGCAACCATCCACATCTCAGCCCAATCGCTTTCAAGATATCCATTTCCCTTTGCCCAAATCGAAAGCTGCTGAATCGCCGCTCTGTAATTGAACCTCGCTCTCGCGCCTACCGAGAGTCCGCGAAGGAACATGTTGATTTCGTAACTCGACAATTCGTCAATTGGCCCATTGAACCATTCAGCAAAACGCTCGAGCTGCTGCGCAAGTGTGTCATGCCAACGCTTAGAAATCTGGGCTTGTTTGTCAGCCAGGAACTCCTGCACCACTTTTGGAACTTCCGCCTTTGCCCTAACTCTAACCGGCTTAGAAAGAAAATAATCAACTGCCTCAGAAATCGTCGCCCTTCCTGACAGCTTTTGCACACACTCTGTATAAATAGCAGAAGCCACTTCGATCTTTTGGCCTGTCGGCCGCAGCAATTCGCTCGCACGCAAGTAAGCTGCCCGATCTTCCTCCGTGAAACGACTCATGCGCGCCTGGCCATTGGCTATAGCGATGCAAATCTCCTGCATCCTCTTCTTTGCCGACGTCCACGTCGTCCGCGCTTCCCGCCGGCGCCCACGACCTTCCTTGATGAAAATCATGTAATAGTATCCGGCCGCGTTACGATATTTCTGGTACCTAACCGCCGCGCCCTCAAATTCAAAAACCAAACTCTTGCGCTTGGATGTTTCGGCCGCTACTCCCCGTGCTGGCTGCAACAAACCACCCTTCGTCTGCAACGAACTGCGCCCTCCGTGCAACAAACCGCCCCCAACCCGCACCAATGCACTTGGATCTTTTGGCCCTCGGTCAAAACCATTTGCCGCTTCGCTGTTCATGGAGCCTCCGCGGGAACAATTGTTCTCGATACCCTACTGCGCCACGTTCCTCTTCCCTTCGTTCTCTTGGACCGTCAACCGGTTGCCGATCTCATCCATCAACGACGTCTCCAGTACTCCCCGCGACGGCCACACATACCAATCGTGGGTCATATTGATCTCGTGCCCCTCGAAGTGCCCGATCAATCGCACGCTCGTTCTCTCCGCTTCCTCGCTCGTCACATTGATCGACAGCCGGCCCTTCGTGTAACCCCAGATTCCAAGAAAAACGGCCGGGGGGAACCCGTACGACTTCCCCGCTTCACCCAGTTGGATCTCTTGGGTTTGGATCACCCCGCTTGCCTTTTCGATTACCTGCAGCGGATAATCCGGAGGCACCGACGCCACCACTGCGCTCCAAACTTTGTCATACGGTTGGTTGAAAGTCCGCGTCACCTGCGGCGTGCCCGCCGGCGGCGTCGCGCAACCCATTAGCAAGCCAAGCCCGGCGATCGCAATGCAGTTGGAAGTTTTGAGGATTGTGTTCATGGAGTTCCTTTCTGTTTAACTGATTTTCTTCAGTGATCTGGTTTCTTTTCCCTGGCCGGCGGCGCCGTTTCGTTCAATTCCAACCGTTCGGGTCCGCGCTTGGGAAAAATGGCGCCCGTCTTCTGCTCTTGCCGCTCCTTGTCTCGGCGGATGAGGTCCGCAACGTAGGCGCTGATATTGTCGTTAAAACCCTTGAGCCGCATCATTTCCTGCGCCCAATCCCACACCACGGCAGCCAGGCTGATTGTTGTACGCCGATCTTGGCGTTCGGGTTTCTTTTTCATGCCATGACTCCAGAATACGCAATCATACTCAGTATGCAAGCGAAATCTTCCGATCTGCCCGTTTTTGTGAATAACTCGCGAATAACTTCCCAAAACTTTCCCGTTGACACAGTATGACTGAGTATGCTTTATTGCACGCATGTCCAGCAAAAAGAAATCTGCCCGCAGCGATCGGTTCGTTCGAAAGACTCTCACAATTCCCGCCGATGTTATCTCCTTTGGCGACCAACAAGCTGCCAAACCAGAGCACGCCGGCAACTGGAGCTCCTACGTCCGCTCTCTGATCATCGCCGATCACGCAAAGCACCAAAGGCAAGCCGCCTAAACCTCCGCCAACCCCAATCCCCTCCATGAACACCGCCGTCAAAACGTACACCGGCCATCGTCTCGACACTGGCTGCGAAGTCTATGTCAGCGACCAGCACGGCCGTTCCTACCCGCTTCCGTTGCACTTGGAAATTCGCAACCACTCTCCCACCGGCTTCGGCTGGGGCTATGGCGGCAGCGGCCCGGCCCAGCTCGCCCTGGCCATCCTCGCCGACCATTTCGGCCCCGAAAAACCCCCTCCCGTCTGCCCCTATTGCGGCTCCGACCTCAACGGCTGGAAATGTTCGCAACCAAAAGACGTCTGCGGTTATGACGGCGCCGCGGACGACAAATGGGCCGGCATCCAGGGCCATCGCGTCCATTATCAACTCTTCAAGCGCGATATCATCTCAAACCTCGCCGACGACTGGCAACTGACCAGCGACCAGATCGACTGCTGGGCCACCGCCAGCGCCAGGCTCCCGGAGGCCGCATGATCTCCTCCCCCGCCGCCAACCGCCTCCTCGAGGGCCCCGAATGGGAAGCTTTGTCCGCGGCCGCTCCCAGCGAGCTTGCCGGTATCGAGGCGTTAAAAAATCCGGCAAGGGCCAGCGAGTCGCCCGTTGCCTCGAGGCCGCGGACAATCAATCCAACCTGTTTTCTGAATCGCGCCGCCGTCAAAGCCTTCCTCCTCCATCGTGCGCGCCTGGAACGCGCCCATAAATTCACCCGCGTCCGCAGCGATACCCTTATTGAGATCAACGAGACCGTTCGTCAGCACTTGGTTTACTTGGTTCATCGCCTCCCCAGCAAAGGCAAAACCATATGAGCTTCGAAGTCCTCATCAATCCTCCCGAAGATCCCCTAGCGGATCCGAAATTATTCGTCCCATGGAAAAGCACGACCATGCAGTACGCGATCAGATCGATGTTCAACATCGGCGCCCGCGAAGGCCTCGTCCGCATCGATGTCGGCCCCGATGGCATCCAGGGATATCTCGCACCGATCGCCCCTCGCCCCTCACCCCTATCACCTCACCCATGAACCCACTTTCCCGCGCGGCAGCCGGCTTGCTTACCCCGACATCCCATCGGAGGCCAGCTACATCGCCCCGGCGCCGCGCGGGCCTTTTGCGTTTGCGATTGGCTATTTGCTATTCGCTATCCGCTATTTGCCGCTTACTCCGGCCTCCGCCCCCATGAAAACCGATTGGCTCACCCCCAACCAGGTCCTCGCCCAATTCCCCATCAAGCGGACCGCCCTGGCCGAGCGCACCGCCGCCGGCGACATCCCCTCCTGCAAAAAAGGCCGCTCCCGCATCTATCGCCGCTTGGATCTCGAAGCCTATTTCACCACCGGCCGCCGCGACAACGGCGCCGCCACCGACACTCTCCGCGCCGCCCTCCGCGAAGAACTCGACGCCGCCGTCACCCGCATCCTGACCGCCCTCGCGTCTCAACCATCAACCATCAACCATCAACCCACTGTATGCTCGACCCCCACACAACCGATCCAACCACCCAAGCCAGCTTCTCATTCTCCTTCGCCGTCAAACCCGGTGTCGCTTCCTCTTGCCTCCCCATCCAGGGCCTGATCTTCGCAATGCCGCCCCGCTGGGCCTGGCACCACCGCGAATCCGATGCCCGCCGCGCTCGCCTGACAGCCAAACTGGCCGAGCAACTCCTAAACGGTTTCGGATTTGCCCCCCCACCTGTTCAACTGAGCCCTTTGCTATTTGCTATTTGCTATTTGCTATTCGCTATTTCCCGCGCCCTCAACCCTCAACCCTCAACCACCGCATGCGCGCCACCCAACGCTCGTCCCTCGCCCCTCGTCCATCTCACCTCGAAAGGCATCGCCTCAAACCCGACCAGGCCGCCGCCCTCCGCACCGACCGCCTCTCCCGCACCGGCACCGGCTTCGTCCTCGCCCGCGGCTCGCCCCCCGATCGCCAGCAATTCATTAACGGCCGCCGCGGCTGGACCCAATTCATGACCCGCGCGCGCCTCTTCGCCCAACCCGCCTACGCTTTGGAATTCGCCCGCCCCTTCGACGTCACCGCCCAGGTCTATTCCGTCGATATCTACCGCCTCGGCCCCCCTCTCCGCACGGACCGCGGCTGTGTCGCCGAGACCAGCCGCAGCGCGCTCGCCCCTCAACACTCAACCCTCAACCATGCCGCGCTCCCATGAACCCTCAACCCTCAGCCAATCAGGACTTCGCACCTCGCACTTCGGACCTCTCACCTCCCGCAACGGCCACCGCCGTCATTGGCCGCTACAAACTCTCCGGCGAGATCTTCTATCGCGCCGCCATCAGGCTCAACACCACCCGCTGCCGCTCCATCCGCTTTGAAGATCGGCCCAGCGCCCTGGCCGTTTGCCTCGACGTCCTCGAATGGGCCCAGCGCCACGGCAAACAACTCCACTGGCAATACCTCGATCTCAACCTATGAACCCCTGGAATTATGCCATCCTGACGGTTTGGGCCATCGATAGCATTTTTGCGTTCCTCGCTGGCAATTTCCTCGCCGGCGTTAACGGCATCGGCTTTTGCATCTGTTTCTTCTGCCTAATGTTGTGCGAGCGTAGATGTCAGCTCCTCCGGGCTAGACTCTCTGCCGCGCGATCAGCCGGCCAAGATTCCTCCGTTTGCTCCTGTTAAATTCCCATGAACACCATCCCCCATCCCTCGTCCCTCGCCACTGGCGGCCGCGCCGGCGTCGCCCTCATCGGCCCCGCCCGCCACATGCTCAGCCAGGCCGAAGCCAGCCGCCTCATCGACCTCGAGAAAATCATCGAAGCCGGCCGCGAAACCTTCGTCCACGTCGGGCTCGCCCTCCAGGAAATCAAAGACAACCGGCTCTGGCGCTTCAAATGGCAATCCTTCGAAGACTACTGCCTCCAACGCTTCGACTTTGGACGCCGCCGCGCCAACCAAATGATCGCCGCCGCCGAAATCCACTCCGACCTATCGCGCCAAATATCTTCCTCTGGCTCTGGCTCTGCCTCCGACTCCTTGCCAACGACCGAATCCCAAATCCGCCCCCTCGCCGCCCTCGCCCCCGAGCGCCGCCTCGAAGCCTGGAAAAAAGTCGCCAAGATAGCCGCCGACCGCCCCATCACCGCCAAAGATGTCCGCGAGGTAGTCGATAGCCAGCTCGATTTCCGCCTGCAGTCCGAACCGTCAGACCCGTCCGAAACGTCCGCCACGTCAGACTCCGGCCAAAAAGCCTTCCTCGACTCCACCCGCGGCACCACCAGCGCCATCCGCCACCTCCGCCGCCTCCTGCTCGATCTTTCGGCGCCGGCCACAGTCGAAATCCGCCAGCAAATGCAATCCCTCTTCGACTCCGCCAAATCCCTGCACCGCGAATGGATGACCAAAACCTCCACCTGGGACCAGGCCGCAGCGGCAAGGCCCTCTGCCTCTGCCTCCGCCTCCTCCCGGACCGCGGCTGTGTCGCCGAGACCAGCCGCAGCGCGCTCGTCCGACTCCGCACTCCGCGCTCCGCGCTCCGCATTGGCTCGCCCTCCCGTCCTTTCCGCCATCCGCAAATCCACCGATCGCCAGTACCTCAACCAAATCCGAACCAACTCCGATCTTTCCGTCCGCTTCCGCAACGCCGCCGACCGCCGCCTCCGCAAACTCAAACCCAAATCCAAATGAGCACTCGCCCCTCTCACCTCGCACCTCGCACCTGCAGTCAGTGCGGCTGCACCGAAACCACACCCTGCTCCACCCCCGCCGGCCCCTGCCACTGGTCCGGCCCCGAGATCTGCAGCGCCTGCCTCCCCGAGCTCAACCCCAATCCATCCCAGGCCGAGCTGCTCGAACTCTATCAACCCATCATCGGCAAAAAAATCGTTCTCCATCTCGATGGCCACCACGCCTTCAGCCTAATGGCCGGCCTCCAGCTCCTCCTCCGCCACCCGCAATTCGCCGGCCCCACCCACGACATTTGCCATGACATTGCCCTCGCGCTGCACATGGAACTCGCCATCACCCCCGAACTCGCCGCCCTCTGCGAAGCCGGCTGGAACCCCGCCCACGACGTCCCCGCCGACGAACCCCGCATCATCATCCCATGAATGAATTCCTTCTCTGTGCCTCTGTATCTCTGTGGTTAAATCATTATGCTTAATCTGGGTTTAACAACTTCCGGCAAAACCTTCGCCCTCCCGCCCGACGCCAGCGTCCAGACCTTTGCCATCCTCGCCATCCGCGGCGCCGGCAAGACCGTCACCGCCTCCGTCATGGCCGAAGAAATGTGCAAAGCCTCACTCCCCTGGATCTGTTTCGATCCCGTCGGCGTCTGGTGGGGCCTCCGCTCCAACACCCAGGGCCAGCCCTCAGGCTTTCCCGTCGTCGTCATCGGCGGCGAACACGGCGACCTCCCCCTCGACAAACGCGCCGGCGCAAAGATCGCCGAAGCCCTCGTCAGCGAAAACATCTTCGCCGTTCTCGACGTCTCCATGGAAAGCAAACACACCTGGCGCCAATTCCTCACCGACTTCTGCCTCGCCCTCATGCAGTTCAATCCCGACCGACCGCGCCATCTCTTCATCGAAGAAGCCCCCGAATTCGTCCCCCAGCGCACCAAAGTCGCCCTCACCGCCCAATGCAAAGAAGCCATCGAACGCCTCATCCGACTCGGACGCAACCGCGGCTACGGCTGCACCCTCATCTCCCAGCGCCCCGCCACCGTCGATAAAGACGTCCTCAGCCAATGCGAAAACCTCTTCGTCCTCCGCACCACCGGCCCCCACGATCGCAAAGCCCTCGAAGAATGGATCCAAGCCAAAGCCACCGCCCGCGGCCTCGAAAAATTCCTCGCCGAACTCGCCGGCCTGCCCAACGGCCACGCCTGGTTCTGGAGCCCACACTGGTTGAATCTTTTTGAGCGCGTCCGGATCCGCGCCCGGCTCACCTTTCACCCCGGCGAAACCCGCACCGTCGGCGTCGCCCCCAAAGCCGTTTCCATGTCCGACGCCGGCGAATTCGTCCAACGCCTCAAACGCCAGCTCGCCAAGCACCAGGTCCCAGTCGGCCCACGGACCGCGGCCCGGACCGCGGCTGTGTCGCCGAGACCAGCCGCAGCGCCCCCAGAAGGATTCCGCGCCCTCTCCCCTCGCTCGCATCCGTCCGATTCGTCTGATTCGTCCGACCCGTCCGAGTCCATCCGTGATCCAAACAACCCAGGAGTCAGCTACGACCGCGAGTACATGGCTTCGCTCAACGATCAACTCGCCAAAGAAAAATCCCTCCGCGCCGACGCCGAACGCCGCCTCGCCCTGGTCCGCGACGCACTCCGCCCCCAGTACGACTCCCTGAAAAGTCTGTTCGAAAACCTCAACACCCAACACTCAACACACGTCAACTCCACCGCCTTCGAACCCTGGCTCGCCAAAGCCGGACGCGCCGGCTGCCGCCGCCTCCTCGAAACCTTGATCGAACGCCCCGAACTCACCAAACCCCAGCTCGGAACCCTCGCCGGCGTCTCCTTCAAATCCAGCACCTTCCGTGCGTACATGAGCTGGCTCAAACGCAACGGCCTCATCGAAACCCAAGGCGACCTCGTCCGCCTCCGCCAACTATGAACCAAGAAAAACACCTCATCCTCTTGCGAGCCATCCAGGACCTGGCTCTACTCCCCTATCCCTATCCCAAAGAAAATCCCCCGGTAGATTCGAGCCTTATCCTCGCCCTGGGCCAGATCGCCGGCATCGCAATGAAAGCCATCTCCGACGCGACCGGGGCTCCTGTCGCCCCTCGCACCTCACCCCTCGTCCCTCAAAAAAAGAGCCCGGAGGGCGCGAGCCAAACTCCGGGCCTGAAATCGGCCGCCAGGCCAACTCCATGAACAAATTCTCCTTAACCCAAATCCGCTCCATTAGCAAGCCTTAATCAGACTTCATGGAACCTGACCCAATAAACTATCAAAGTTTGTTCCTCCGCGTCTGCCAGGCTCTCCGCAACGGCCGTCTCGGCCTCGCCGTCGGACGCCAGCGCCAGCTCTACCTCGGCCTCGCCCTCGACAGCTTCGCCCTCGGCCGCTCCTGGGGCATCTGGTCCGAAACCGCCTTTCTCGCCTGGCTCGGCAAAAAATGGCGCTACACCAACGAACTCAAACCTCTCCTCGACGATTGGCGACGTGCCGGTTGGCTCGCGGTGGACGTGGCGGAAGCCAAATTCCGTCTTGCACCCGACCAACTCCCTGGCTGGGCCGATTGTTTCAACCATCAACCATCAACCATCAACCAAGAACTGCCCCTAACGGCCGGTCCGCACCTCGCCAGCATGACGGCGGAGATATCTCAGCAACTTGCGGAGATCCCTCCGCAGCCTGCGGAGATTCCCTCGCGGAGATTCCCTCGCGGAGATATCTCCGCAGCACCCTCCGCAACCCCGCAAACCCTTGATTCAAGGGCCGATCCGCCCTGCGGAGATTCCTCCGCAGCAGATCCCAACGTAACGTTCAGAACGTTTGATCGTAAAACGTTCAAACGATCAAACGTTCCGGAACGTTCAGAACGTAACGTAGCGCCCTGCGGAGATATCTCCGCAGCTCGCCCCTCGGACCTCGCGGACCAGGTCCGCTCCTTCGTCGGCGATCGCGACTGGTTCCACCCCAACTACTGGGACGCCGGCCGCGTCCAATTCCACGGCGCCGGCATCTTCACCGACCACCTCCCTGCCGTCCAGCGCGCCTTCAGTTACCTCTCCGCCGGCGTCACCTCCGGCGAGATCAAAATCCGCACCACACCCGGCCGCGCCCTCTGGGACCAGGTCAAACGCGAAATCCACCGAAAGCTCCAGGCCCACACCCGCCCATGATCCGCCGCCGCAAATTTCACAACCGAAGCTATGTCCTGCCAGGCCTGCAGCGGCTCCTCGACGATCGCACGCCAGAACAGCGCCGCGTCGCCATCGTCCGATTTGATCCGGAATTCGCTGCCTTCCAGCAACAAATGCTCCTCCACAAAAAACAGCGCCTTTGGGATACGCTCCGCTCCGCCGTTTCCCTTTTGCCATTTGCCATCTGCTATTCGGGTAGTGGGCTACTTTGAAAACTTAACATGAAACCATATCTCGCCATTCCGGTTGAAACTGCTCGGCAGATAGCCCGCGACTTCGATAAGCAAGTTGTAATCATCTGTGGTTGGAACCACGAACATAAGCTACTGCATACCGTAACTTACGGTGCTGAGCCGAATGATAAAATCAGCGCTGCCAACGGCGGCGAGATTTGTGCGAAGGCACTTGGCATGGATTTGTCTAAAAGCATTACCAATGAGGACTTTCGGACGGTGGACGCCGCCAAAAATGCGCAACTAAGAGATTTAGCCGATGGGTTGATTCATGTTTTGAGAGGCTACCAGTTTGGAAATGCCGCTACGGAACCGGCGAAGGAGTTCGCGGACAGACTTGAAGCCATCATCAAAAGCCCGTCGAAAGGAAAACCAAAGTAGCCCGCTATCCGCTATTCGCTATCCGCTATCCGCTATTGGCTATCAACTTCGCCCCTCTGAAATGAGCTCCCTCACCAAAATCGAATGGGCCACCTCCACCGGCAACCCCTGGATCGGCTGCACCAAAGTCAGCCCCGGCTGCAAAAACTGTTACGCCGAGACCCTCGACCGCCAACGCTTCAGCCGCACCATGGGCGGCGGCACCAAACTCAACCCCGTCAGCCACTGGGGACCAGGCGCGCCGCGGTACCGCACAAAAACATTTTGGAAGCACGCTCTCCGCTGGAACGATCAAATCAACTCGCAGCATGAGATAGGAAACATTCCGCCTCGCCCCCGCATCTTCCCCTCCCTCTGCGACTGGCTCGACGACGAAGTCCCCATCGAATGGCTCGCCGACTTCCTCAAACTCATCCACGACACCCCCAACCTCGACTGGCTTTTATTAACGAAACGGCCAGAGTTATTTTTCGACCGCCTCATCGCTACAGGCAGCTACCTCAATGGAACCGATTTGAAATCTGGAACGCGCGACGGTGAAACCGCGGACTTTATCGAGGGATGGATTCAGCAGCAGCCTCCCGCCAACGTCTGGCTTGGCGTCTCCGTCGAAGACCAGCCCCGCGCCGACGAGCGCATCCCCGCGCTCCTAAAAATCCCGGCCAATCTCCGCTTCCTCTCCGTCGAGCCCCTGCTCGGTCCGGTTAGGCTAACAAGCGTATGCGGCCTTTCGTTCAACCGAAATCCAGATCACACCCTTGCGCGAGAGGATGGCGACGGCATTGATTGGATAATAGTCGGCGGCGAAAGCGGCCCCGGCGCCAGGCCCTGCAACATCGAATGGATCACCTCAGTCATCCGGCAATGCCAGGCCGCCGGCGTCCCCTGCTTCGTAAAGCAATTGGGATCTGACCCGAGGCGTGATTACGAAGGAGAAATGGTGGCGTTGAGCGGTCCACTATCCGGCGCTTGCAAGGTTAGAATCAAAGACGGACCGTTGAAGCTGAAACACAAAAAAGGCGGCGACCCCGCCGAATGGCCCGAAGCCCTCCGCCTCCGCCAATTCCCAGCGGAGCGCGGCTGTGTCGCCGAGACCAGCCGCAGCAGCTCTTAACCCTTAACTCGTCCCTCGCCCCTCTAACCTCTCACCTCCCCATGACTCCCGCCCACCAATTCACCCACGACGGCGCCCGCGTCCTCCTCGTCAAATGCCTCAATCGCGACGGCACCACCCATGACGGCTTCATCTGGCCAAAATCCGGCCCCGTCAAACCCGAGAAATGGAGCCGCAAACCCGATTGTGACAGCGGCGGCCTCTTCGGCTGGCCCTGGGGCCTCGGCATCGGCGACGGCCGGGATCCCGACGCCCTCGCCAATTGGATCATTTTCTCCGCCAAACCTGAAAACGTCATCCTCATCGGCGACGGCCCCAAAGCCAAAGTCGTCCCCGGCGACGACGGCGATTGCGCCGAAGTCATTTTCCGCGGCACCCAGGCCCAGGCCGTATATCAGACAATGTCCGGCCGGCTCGCCTGGATAATGGGCAACGCCGAAGGCAAAGCGGCGACCTCGGGCTACAGCTCCAGCGCGGCGACCTCGGGCTACAGCTCCAGCGCGGCGACCTCGGGCTACAGCTCCAGCGCGGCGACCTCGGGCGACAGCTCCAGCGCGGCGACCTCGGGCGACAGCTCCAGCGCGGCGACCTCGGGCGACAGCTCCAGCGCGGCGACCTCGGGCTACAGCTCCAGCGCGGCGACCTCGGGCGACAGA